CCTTGGATAATATAACCAACATTCTCCATTTTGTTTGCATAGTAATTTTTGTAAATGTCGTAATATGCTAATATAGGCATTGCATTTATATATCTATCAGGTGCTGTAGTACTACTCGAATAACCGTTACCCCTATGACCAAGATAAGCCAATAGTGATGATTGAGATATTTGTCTTGTTTCTACGGGTGAATCTGAATCAGCATTTAATGCAGAAGTAATTAAATAAGCTAGTGGGAATTTCACTTTACTCATGTCCAAACCTACATTTAGTTTGTTCATGTGCAATTGTGCATTGTACAACCTTAATGGGCAAACAAATACGTCTAATTGTAGTTTGAAACTACCGAATAACGGTCCCACTGTTGGCAATGTCAATACATGTGCATTCAAATCAATGTCAAAGGTGTCACCTGGTAACCCAAGAATTTTCATGTATGGGACAAGAGTTCCTGTTGCCATTGTACTTCTCCAAAGATAGCTTAAATCGTGCGTACTACGTTCATAGTTCCGCATCTGGATTTTCATCTTGTTACCGCTTCCTAAGCGGTCTCCGCCTAAATTTTTACTTAACATTGTTTTCTTGTTTTAAGTCGTTAATATTCCGATTAATGTAATCAACATAAATAAATGAAGCTGTCATTATTAAGCTCCAAGGTTTTGATTCTACAAATTCTTTTGCTTCATCTACGTCTTCGAATGTTTGATCGCTTACAAGTTGGTCACCCATAACCAGGCCCCATCGTCCATTCTCAAGTTGAATTGCAGTAAATGGTGATCCTTCTATTGTAACATATCTCAACATGTTTTCAGAAGTCGAATGTTCGTTGTCCTGTGTGCTTACATTCATTTGTTCTTCTAATAAGGCACTTGCCGTTTTTTTTGTCATAATTGTAAGTTTTTTTAATGTTGATAATTTGATAATTTGTTTGTTTTAGTTGCTCCTTGTGTGTATACGGTAATATTTCTCCCGTATCTACGTCCACAAATTCGCTTTTTGTTGTGTAAACCATAATATATTCTATCCCACCCACCCCTCCGATAATATTACTTTTTTTCTATTTTCTTTGAAATTCTTCCCAGTATATAGCTTATTAATGCCATAACAGCCGTTGCTATTTCCTGGATAGGGAAATTGTCCATATAAACACCTCCTTTCAAAATTTAATGATCTTTTGATTTCTGTTTATTGATCTATTCATGTAAGAAACATGAATGAATTGTCTTTTCCTATAAATTATGAGCTGGTCGTAATTTAATAACCCTTTATCGTCCATTTCTTCAATGATTCTTAGTAATCTTCTAAAGTCTCTTCCTGTAAAGTCGCATGCCTCTCCGTAAATATGCTGGCTGTTTGCTACCCCGCCGACTTTCTTGTTATGTTCTGGTGTTCTGTAACCACTTGTAATGTATATAGGCATACCATATTCTGCCCGTATTTTATCCATTACATTAACAACTAACTTTTTAATGTTTTCTTTAATTGAAATGTCAGTTTCATCGGAAATTCCAAATTCATGATAATCAAAAAATTCTGTCAATTTTTCCATCGTTTAGAGTGTTATTATTTGTTGTCCTTTTACTTTTAGCTTGTCCGCTGTCGTGCTTCTTGTTAAGTCGTTGAGTGTAAACTTTGAATTACTTCTGTTTTCATAATTTTAACTTATTTCCTGGTTTTTTTAAATTTTAATTAAATTACAGTTTCTTCGTTTCGAATGGTTGCAAATCTATAAGATTATTTTTTACCTTTTTCGTTTTTCAGTAATTTTAATATTGTAATTTTATTTTTGTACTGTTTTTCGTCCCAATTCTTTCTGTCATCTCCGTAGCCAAGCATTGTATTAACTCTTTGGTAGTGTTCCCTGCATTTTATATATTCTTCATCAGTTTCACTTACGTCTATTTTCTCACCCATAACCCATCGTTCTTCTTTGTCCAACTTCTGTAACCATAGTTGCTCTCTTTCATCTTCACTATATATTTTGTTTCGATAATAAATGGGTAAAGATAATCTGTGCCCTGTTCGTGTTACATAGTACTCTTTCGTATCATTTCCATTATATTTGTTTCTACTTGCATTATAGGTGTTCACGTAGTTGCTTCCGATTCCTTTGCTACACAATATTTTCGACACGTAGTTTGGATGGTCTTTATCTATTTTGTTTATGTATTTTATGATGTAATTTATTGTCTTTTCATTAACATAAGTCCCAAACCAAACAAAGCCGTAACTCCATATCTTTTCAATTACTTCATTTTCTTCATCAGTCCAGATAATTCCATGCAAGTGGATCCTCTCTGTCCCATCATGTCCCAATTCAGTTACAAGCCAATGCCTGACGCTTTTCTTATATTTTTTTCTCCACCTTTCCAGGAATCTTCTTACTGCTAATGTCGCTACTTCATTATTCTGTAAATAGTTGTCACTTATATAACCGACCTCGTCTTGTAATTTTATTAGGTTTTCTCTGTTAAAAGTCAATGTTACAAATTTTCCATTCTTGTTTGTTTTGATGTCTTCCAACATTCTGACTTGCCATTCACGCTTTTTCTGTTTTCGGCATTCAATACATTTTCCGCAGCCTATAGGTACAAATCGCACCCTATTGTCAGAAATGGGGGGAATTACCCCCCCATTCTTCTTGTTCGGCTTGTATTTCGGATTCTCAACTAATCTCGGATATAAACACATAATTTTAATCTGTTATTCCATTTACGGTTTATCCTGACGTTTAGTTAAAAAAATCTTACCAGCAGGCGGGGCATAGGGGCGAAGTCCCATAAAACCTGAACGAAGTTCAGTCTTATTTTATAGCACCAGCCACTGTGTTAATCGCCTTCACTCCTAAGTCTGCCCATGTTCGCCAATTGGTATATTCTCCTGTTTCCCATTCAGTTGAAAGTTTTATAGCTGCAGCTTTCACTGCTTCTGCGTCGGCTTGTTTAGTTGCGTTTAGTAATTCCTGCCAATAACCCACCGCTTTATTGTTAGTTAGTAGTTCTTGTGCTTCTGCATAACCTATCTCCGCCATTGTTTTTGCGATTGCTGTCGTTACTTCCTGATTCCATAGCGACACTTTTTGGAATGATGTTGATACATTTAGTCGAGCATTTCTAAATAATTGTACTTCATTGTCCTGTAATGGTCTTCCACGCTTTACTTCGCTTTCAAGGTTTTCAAACCATTGTGCTACACCTTCTTGTCTTAGTTTTTCAATTAGCACGTCTCTCTGATTGATTTCAGTAGTTTTCTTTTCGCTTGTAAGTTCTGCATTGGCTTCTTTTTCTTTCGCAGTTGCATTATTTACTGCTATTTCGCTTCTTAGTTTAGCTAATTGTAATGCCATGCCTTGTTGAGCGATTTGCGCTTGTTTTAACGCTGCTTCGTCGCTTGCATGTCCTCCTGATACATTCCCGGCACTTGCGCTCATTGTAGAGCCTCCAGCGCCTGCGTGACCGTACATTAAGGCAGGATTTAACCCTGCCTCTTCCATTTGCCGTCTTTGTGCTTCATAACCTGTGGCTTCGAACATCTGCTTGCTGATTCCCATACCGTAGTCCGCAAGTTCTTTTTGGGCTTCTACTTGTATGTCTGTAAGTTTCTGCTGTTGTTCAATTTGTTTCTTACGTAATCTGTTCCCACCTATGTCGAAAAGTCCCATTAAGCTACTTGCTGCATTTATACCTGCTGGTATCATTGATAATAATGATTGTTTTTGCGATTGTTCTGGATTCATAGTTTTCGTTGCTTTTTTAAAAAGCGGCACACAAGTTTTCTTGATAATAAAGAATACATGCGTACCGCTTGCGTTTTGACAAAAAAATTACTTTGGTTGATTGTCGCTTGTATTGGCTGGCGTCTCGCCACTATCACCATCTTTTTGATCGTTTTCAAGGGCATTTAAATAGTCCTTTCGTCTTGCAAGATTACTTTTTGCAACGTAGTCCATACCATCGATAGCGATTTCAAACCTGTCGGTTCTCACGTCATATGCAGGTAATACCCCGTCTTTCCTTGCCGTGAAAATAATAGGTGCTCCATCAGTTATGGGCTCGTTATTTTCTGTTATCCGCATAACTTTTTGCTCTATTGTTTCACCCTCGATAGAATCATTTAGTTCTATCATTGTCCTGTTCTGAATCTTTAATCGTTTCATAATTTACAAATTAGGAATAATTTTTGCACTCATTTTTCTTCTCGCTGTAATATCTACCGCTAATTGTACCCAAAAGTTTTGAGCATCTCTTTCGGTATCGGCGAAAATAAAGTTAAATTTCTTCGGGTCTATATAGGTAGTCAAGTCCTTAATCCTCCAATTTGTCTCATCACATTCATAACGTCGGTTCAATGTCATAAACATTTGGTCGTCCGGATTAGCAAAGTTCCCATAACACTTATTAAAGTTTGTCATGTAGTTAAGCCATGCTGGCTGTTTTCCTGCACTGTAAGTAATCGGATTTGCGGTTGTTCCATGTGCTTCCCAATAGGCCATCTGGTCTGTGATTAGGTCTTGGAAACCGATACCATCTAACGCAGGCTTATGTAGGTCGTTCATTGTCTTCAGTTTCATGTCCCAATCATTACCTTGACTGTAGTCTAAACGTGGTGTAATAGAGATAATTCCAATTATATAAGAAGGTTCATCTAATTTTATATAAATGTTGCCTCCTTTGTGTTTGTTCGACAATATTCCTCTACCTGCAAGACTTCCGAGCGCCTCTTTCTCTCCAAAATTGTTTTCAAATCCCGAATTTGCCACTACTTCTTGGAACACAATCTCCTTACTTAGTCCGCCCATATATACTGGTGATTCTGTCCGTCGATAAGGTTCATGTGTATAAACTGCACTTATCCAATCTTCGTAACTACCACCACTTACGGCGATTCTGTTCAGCATGTCGTAAACCTTTTTGGCTAAGTTCAAGCTGTCAATTGTAAACTTGCCTCCAACGGTACTTACGGCGGAAATTTCATTTATACTCGTCCCCCCTGTCCCGTTTACAACGTCATTTCTTAACCAATTGTTAAATATATCCGATTGATAAGTTTTCAATGCCAAACCATTCATAGCGAACCAACTGTATGATTTACTATCCAAATCAGATAGATTTCCATCATTTTCACGTCTCAATAACGAACGATATGGCTCTACAGTGGCAGAAAAACCGGTTAAATATAATGTAGACGTAGATGGTTGCTGTAAAATCTTCTCTCTCATTAAATCAATATTCTCCAATGGGAATTGAAGCAATCTTAGATTTTTGCTTTCATCTGCATAGGAAAAACCATAGGTTGTTCCAGAACTAATTGTAGGCGAGTATCCTGACACAAGAAATTCTGTGCTTCCAGTGAGAACATTTTGAATTGTGTTAATAGTGCTAAAAACTTCTGGTAATGTATATGTTCCGTTCTCATGATTTATAACTACTTCTCTCGCTTCAACTGTCCCTGGTGCTTTTATTCGTAGTTGTGGTGATGGAAATGATGTAATAGGGAATGTAATAGGCTGACCTGATCCTGTTTTTGCTACGATTTGACTACTTCCACCTCCTTGGATAATATAACCAACATTCTCCATTTTGTTTGCATAGTAATTTTTGTAAATGTCGTAATATGCTAATATAGGCATTGCATTTATATATCTATCAGGTGCTGTAGTATTACTCGAATAACCGTT